GGAACGGACACAAATCGTGGCTCCGCACGGGTATTTTCAGGTTCAGATTGGACAGATTTGTAATGGCCTCGACCAAAGGAGAACTCCCCGGCTTTGCCCAGGACATCGTCAACAGACCTCCTCTCGTGCTGGAGAATGCCCCAATAAATCTCCCCCCTAGGTCTCGCCCTAACCCGCTAGCCACGATGACCCCTAAAACATTTTACCCAGGGCAACGCGGGATAGGACAATTCTTCGACGCAGGACTTGGCGCGTCCCCTCAAGGGGATCCCCAGGCACAGCTCACGGGAAATGTCCCATTACCAGGCGGGGGCATTAATTTTGCGGGGGGCCTTGGCGCGGATGATTACACAGCAAGCCTCAATGCTCAAATGGGAAATGAAAATTTGATGGCACAAATCAGAGCGGCTATGAATAAAGATGATTTTGGTGCTTCCACGAACGTGTCAGGCGGTTTAAACGCCCCCTTTAGGGACTCTTCTGCCGGGATAGGGGCTTTCTATACGAAGTTTGATAGCGCCTCCAACATTCCTAATAGAGAAGATTTTGGCGCGGGAGTGACTGCATCGACGCCTTTCCTAGGAGGAACGCTAAGTGGTGACGCTGGCTGGGGGAGCCAAACAGGCGCAAAGGCGAATGTCGGATGGACCAGACGTTTTTAAAAGTATTTACGTTTAGCCCTGTATTGCCCCCCCACAGCATCGGGGCTAGGGAACCCCCTCTAGTTTCTTCATCGGCCCTAGAGGGGTAATTCCTTTATTTCGCAGATCCCCAATTTTCTCCTAGGCCAACCTCAATCTTAGACGGGATCTTCATGCCGGGAGAACAATTCTCCATCAGGCTCTTTATCTCTTTCGCTTGCTCACCACCCTCTATCGAGAAACAAAGCTCGTCATGAACCGTGAGCAGGGGCCAATGACCATGGTCCATGCAGTCCTTCATGGCCTGTTTGGTCTGATCTGCCGCCGAGGCCTGGATCAGCCTGTTTAACGCCTTATAGACAAAGGCCACCTGATATCTCTCAGGATTCATACTCGCCCAATTCTTGTCACGAAGCTCATCCGGCGTGTTTAAAACGTCCCGCCATCGCTCTTCCAGTTTATCTACGTGGATGGGACGCTTTCTTTCCTTTGAGTACCCCTTCAGCTCGCGCATAGGAAAGCGGCACTTCCTCCCAAACATCGTTCTTATCTCAGAACGGCGGGACGCTGCATCCATGACCGAAGACGCCAGCGAACGAATGAACGGGACTTTTTCATCATACTCGTCCCGTATCGTCCGGGCCTCTTCAAAGGGGATGTCCCCAAGGGTCTGGGCCAACTTACCAAGGCCCATTCCGTACATAATACCTAAATTTATCGTCTTAGCGTGGGACCGATTGACCCCCGCAATGTCCGCCACTAATTGGTGGAAATCGAGATCGTCCTTCTGGTACAGCTCCACGATCTGCTGGACTTTGTCGTTTTCCTTGGTAGCGGGCGTCAAAGATGCATAGTGCATCATCCACCTAGGCTCTTGGGCGCTGTAATCAAAGCTCCCCCACTGGCACCTTTCTTCCGGCATAAACAACCCACGAATAAGGGCCTTTATCTCTGGATGTCTGGAAGGAACTTGCTGCAAATTTGGATTGCTCGACGAGAACCTACCCGACACCGTCCCCCCCTCATCTGACCGTAACTGGTTAAACTGGCAGTGGATGCGCCCGTCATATTGATGATTCAGGATCGTATCGACAAAGGTGGTGTTCGCTTTGTTGTACTCTCTGACCTCCAATATCTTACGCGCTATGGGGTGGGCATGAGATTTCAAGAAATGCTTGGTGAAGCTTGGGGCGTCTGATTTTTCTGTCCGCTGGTATTTAAGCCCTAGATTGTCGAATACTTTTGCTAGGCTCTGAGCGTTCCAAGGCTCTACTCGGACGTTCGTCTCGTCCAATATCTCTTTGAGAAGCCTGTCCTCTTTCCCCTGCAAAAGCTCTTTTGTCTTCTCGGCCTTGTCTACATCAACGCGGACGCCACGGCGCTTCATCTCAAATATCATGGGCAAAAGAGATATTTCCAAGTCTAGTATCTTCTCGCAATCCTCCTCGACCAGCTTCCTATGCAATACCTTCCATAACCGGAGCGTCAAAGTTGCGTCCATCTCGGCATAAGCGGCCACTCTCTCCGCAGGCAGCTTCCACATCTCCGCTTTGGCATCGACGCCATGCTGCCCCGCTGCCCTCCGCAGATCTTCTTCCGCTTTCCGCTGACCAAGGTACGTGGACCCCAGAGAATTAAGCGAATAGCTGAACCTATTCTCGTCGAGCAGAGGGGCGGCGATCATAGTGTCGAGAATCTTGCCGCTGACGGTCACATCCTCACTCAAGAGCCAGCCCAGATCGTACTGCGCGTTGTGGAAGACCACATCCATCCCGTGATCCAATTGGTCCTGTAACCAGCCTAAGACCAAATTCTTCGCCATATTCCCGCCGCCCTCATGGGCAATGGGAAGATATGCGCTCCACTCCGACGCGGCGACGGATACCCCGATGAGATTCCCGTCTTTCCTGGCCCATCCGGGGCCGAGGTCCCGCAACCTAGGGTCTCTCGTCTCTACATCGACAGCTATTATCTTCTCGCCGGAAAGATCCGGGAGATAATCTGGCGGCGACCATACGGCCTCGTTAAAGAGGTCCTCACGCATTTTTTTGTTCCAGGATAGCCGCCCAGATAGCAGTGTACGCCGTGGCATCGACGCCATCGTCAGGGTTCTTGGAGCCAAACTCACTGCGAGCGATCTTCAGCAGCGTCATGCAGAAAACAACCTGATCGGCTGAAACCTCCGTCTTTAGATACGTTGACCACAACTCTGCCACACGCTCGTGAAGAAGCGTGTAATCCCCGTTCTGCTTTGCGCGATCCCCCCCGACAAGGTCCGACGCACTCTTGAGAATCTCTATAGCTTTCATATCGGATAGCTCCGGCTTGTCTGTGGCAACATTATGTGTAGAGAATCCTTGGTCCGCGTCACCGCAACATAATACGCTCGATGCTCTGTTGCTGGATTGGTAAGATATTCCCGGTGTGCAGCAAAGGATAAGTCAGGAACTACCAGTATATTATCCTCTTCGCCGCCCTTCATGGAATGAATTGTACTGACCTTGATGCGGGGGTTCTTAACATTGTCTTTACGGCTTAACGCATTAAGGACGTAATTCCTTGTCTCCATGTCAATTTTACCGAGTGCGCGGTGCCATCTTACCGTGTTGTCAATAAGAAGACCAAATTTCTCAGTGGCATCCGCCATGAAGATCAGTTCTCCTGGGTCGACCCCCATCATGCCCTTGGACCGCGGCCCAAAGCCCCTGACATAACCCTCGCCGACATTCATAAAAGTGTACACGTTTCTCATTTTCGTCGGCGTAAGCGGCTCACCCTTGCACCATTCCTCCCAATCATGCAGCGCTTCGTATGTTTTGATGGGTATACTGGGGTGACCGTTTCGGCTGTAAACCCACCCGTCTTCCCGTAAAATCTTGGCGTATTGCGAAGCAATGCGGTTGGTCCTCGCCATGAGGCACCACTTTCCTTCGTGCAATGGCACATCCAGCACGTTCTGGTGGAAATAGACTTCCCCTTCCTTGTCCTTTGGGCTCCAGGACTTTGGGGCACGGCCCTCTATCCGGCACACAATCTTCTGTGCCTCCTCCCAGGCGAGGCGGGGCAAACGATAGGATTTCTTGAGAACAGTCTTTTTCTTAGTGGCGTTCAAGAAAGCGTTAACATCCGCGCCCTGAAATCCCATGATCGCTTGGTCATCGTCGCCCGTGAAAACCTGTATCCGAGGCTTCTTCCGAAGAACATCGACCATGGACCATTGGAGTGTGGAAAGGTCTTGAGCCTCATCCACAAATAAAGCGTCCACATCAGGCCCCTGATCTGACTTAATGAAATTCTCAATCATGTCCGTAAAGTCGATCTTGTGGCGGGCGATCTTGTAGTCCTTATACGCTGACACAAGCCGCTTTAACTCGGACCAATCGACGTTATAGTCCGACAACTGACGATGCGTCTCTTCCAAGGACTGGCCCTTGCTGCGGGACAAGTGATACTGGCTCATGTAGAAATCGCCCTTGCCTGCGCCAAGCGTGTCAAAGTCAGACTCAAAGTCAGCCTTACCCTTGTTATCGAAGGACATCCCGACAGCATCGCCAATCTCTCTCATGTCCTTTGGGCCTATGACATCGTCCGATTTATACCCTCCCGCCTTAAATGCCATTGAATGCAATGTCTGGAAGTACGGCATGTCTCGTTCATCTACGCCCCAATCCCCGCAAACCCGTTCGCGGCTTTCCTTTGCGGCTTTTCGCGTGAAGGAAACACACGCAATACGGTCAGGCGCGATACCCCGCTCTATGCAGCCTCTTATTTTGTTTGAGTTGGTTTGCGTCTTGCCAGTGCCGGGTGGGCCAAGGATGGTTTCATGCTGATCGGTCAAAATGGGGGATCTTCTGGCTCAAACGTAACTTCCGGCAAGTCTACCTCCCCACGGTGCATCTCTGGGACGAACCAGACGCGGACGGACCTCCATTTATCCTTATTATCGCGGAACCGATATGTCTTATCCGACCCCTTACCAATATTAACTTCCTTGAGCCTCTCCGTGATCTGGCCGCGGGTGTACTGCGTAAAGTTATTCCGCTTTAGGAATTCCTGGAGTGAACTGAGCTTGAAATACGTTACGCCGTCCTCTGTCCAAGGTTTGCCCGTAAGAAGCTCCTCTGGGCTGTGCGCTTGGATACGCGAAGTGCAGAAGTTCTCCAAAAGCTCTACAAACAAACCCTTCTGCGTCAGCTCTTCCGGCACCGGAATGCGTGTCGCATCGCCCAGAAGATTATCGACTAGGTCTCGCCAATCCGACTCCTTTAGACGTGCGGGCATCTTATACATCTGCTCCATGCAAGCCCGCTGGAATTCTACCTGCATTTGCAGTTGCTTAGTTGATAGCTCTAAACGAGACCCATCCACATCGACAAACCAGACCGGAGGCTCCGACTCCACAACCGTAAGCCCGCCTACTGGAACGTGGGAGTTAGCATCTCCCACCCCAAACTTACGGGAACGACATAGAGCTTTGTTACAATGACCATGAAGCGGCTCTTGCTTGCATGTGTAGAAGTATTCTTTTTTCTCAAGCTGCTCCTGCACTTGCACAACTTCTCTCGCGGGGAGAGGAGGGCTGCAATAGTCCTGATTATGCTTTTCAAGAAGATCTTTCCAATCGTTAGGGGAGGCCAGTTTATAGTAAACCCCGACGTTCAGAAGCGTCATGTTCCGACCGCCCTCTGGAATTCCGAATTCCGTGAGCTTCTGGAGACATGGAGGCCCATTCGGCAAGAGGCTGCTGCCCCCTCCTAGAGCAATATTTGCAAGCTGCTTGCGGCTGATGCGACAATTCTCTGCCCGCTCTAAAAACGCTTCTAGGTCGAGCGCATCCCCTGTGCTGTCGAGCGCATATCTGGTTGTGTGCTTTGCATTTTGGTAGGGAAGATTAATGAAGTTTCCGACATCGCCGCGCTCTGCCAAAAGCTCCTCTTGCTTGGGAAATATCTCGCAATTACCCCAGCCAAGGACTGAAGCAAATTCCGCAAGGCGATCACGGGCCTCCGACGCAGCAACCTTCTCGGAAAAGAAAATGTACAAATGCGCCCCGCCCGATTTTGATCGGCATAGGACCAAGGGGAGTTTAAACTGCTCAATCTTCTTGAACAGAGTGGGAAGATCTAGGCCGTAATCGTCGATGTCCAGCGCGCCAAACTGGCAATTATTAGTCTCATCAATTGGTATTGACCCAACGCCAAGCTCCCCGTCCAGATGATCCTGCACGAGTTCCACAGTCAAAGGCTTACGGACAATTTCGTATTTTGCCTGTTGCTTGCCGTTCCGTTGACGACCTGTAACGTCTGTTTGACCGTGCGCTCCTTGAGAACCCGTAAAAAGATCAAGGAACCTTTGCGCTGATTTCTCCATAAAAATAAAATGAGGGCCGCAATTAAGCGGCCCTCAATTCTCTAAAAGGGGACTTCGGAAGACTGATCCGTTATCGCTTCCGCATCCTGCGGAGGAGCGATCTTTAATTCGCCGCGGCTGATGCTGCCGTGCAAATCCTTCGCTTCCTGATACGCCTCAATCGATGCAACTGGGCCATTTAGAGAGATGTTCCACGATCCCCAAGACCCTTTGTCGTTTCCGTCTTCCACCGACTTGAGACGGTAGGTGTTAGCAAACGACGGCAATGTGTGACCATTATGCTTTTGCATCATCATCATCGACAGCCAAAGCCTGCTCTTTTTGAGCTGCGTCTTCTTCATATCGACGATGGCGTTTTCAAGATTTCCGTCCTCGTGAACGATTTTGACGTAGTGCTGGGCTGTTCTGACCAGCTCATTGCCGCTTGGAAGAAGTTCCATGCCGGACTCCTTGTCGCGAACGGCAACGCGCACCTCTTTTGATCCAGGCAGTAGCTCGCCAACAAATCCGCCGCCTTGGCTGCGCGGAATGAATTCCAGAAATTTCATCTGGAAAAAGACAGGTAGCACCACAACACCTTCGTCAGCGGGCCAGATTTTGTTGGTAACCGTGTTGAAGATATCTCCCTGCCCCGCTCCCGCGATAAAGGCCGGATCGCTCTTTTTGAGCTGCGGCGACAATGCTTGGATGATCCGCAAAAAAGGTATTTGCAAATCAGATTGCGTGACCTCCTCGAAACCAAACCCTGCGTCCGCTTCAAAAGCGTCCGCCAAACCTTCGGATAAACCATTTTTCTTCGCGGCCATTTTCATACTCCTTTGATCTTTGCTACTGTTCCAATGTTTGCATTAAAAATTTCCAAGTCGATCTTCTGACTTGCTTCCACACGCTCGCGAATTAATTTCTTGAGCGTCATAGGCTCCACCCACGTTCGGTTGTGAGGACTGAAACCTTTATCTTCCAAATCCTGCTGCATGGACCGAGCGCGATTGTCTTCTTTCACCCCGAACGAAACGATAATTTCGTTTTTGATGAAGTCTTCTGCACCAATTTCGCGCAGATGAGACAACGCCCGTTCTCGCTGAAGTGGGTCTTTAGGCATCGTCCCAGACACAAATGTCTGCAAAGAAACCTTGTTGCCCGCGACCTCCACCTTGTCCAAGCCCATCTCCTGCATTTTCGCAGGAATGAGATCGAAGAGATATCTGTCACGATTTCGCTTCAACGCTTTCAGACCTTCTTCTGCCGTTACAATCTCGGCAATCACCTCGCTCGTTCCTCGGACAAGCTCAGATAACTGCGCGCCGCCCTCCGTCGTTATATCGTCGAAGGACGAAGCGTCTGCTTCGATAGCTTTCCATAAATCACTCAAAACGTGTCTCCTCGTCAGGTTTTTGGTTGAAGGAGCCGCCGCTAAGATCAATTTTCACGGGATAATATGTTTTTTCCATCTTGTCCCATTTCAAAAGACTTACGCGACCGCCGTTGGTCTCAGATGCAATTGCAAATGCCACGCCTATGATTGCGGGGTCGCCCATTGCCAAAAGCCAATCATCATCCGAAAAGCCCCTAATTTTCTGCCTAATCTCAGCGATTAGGCGCGAAGGGTTAAGATGTAATTGATCGAATGGATTTGTGAGAGACACAAGCTCGCCGAAAGCCACCGCCGAAACGATGTTAACTTTTGGGTTTTCTTGCGTGACAAAGACTTTTGGCAATTTATTTCTCACTTTCTGAGATTGCCAACCTAAACCATGGTTTTTCAGGTTGCAAGATAAAAAAATGGAATATATAGTATGAAACATGGACTATACACACAAAACAACGCCCTACGACCATCAGGCCGATGTCCTCCAAGCATCATGGAGCGAGACGAACTGGGCTTACTTTATGGAGATGGGGACGGGCAAATCGAAGGTCTGCATTGATAATGCCGCGATGCTCTATGAGCGCGGAGAGATCGACACCTTCATTGTTGCCGCGCCAAAAGGCGTCTACCGAAACTGGGCAAATTTAGAAATCCCCGCGCACATGCCCGACCGCGTTCGCGAAGGATCTCTTGTCGCGATGTGGAAACCGAACCCGACGAAGGCGCTCAAGTCAGACCTCGCAAGTTTCGCTGAACCAAGCGCGGGCGGTTTGCGGATGCTGCTGATTAATATCGAAGCACTCAGCACTGCCAAAGGTCAAAGGTATCTGGAGGCTGTTCTGCGAGCATCCCAGGCTCTACTAGCAATCGACGAGTCGACGGCTATCAAGTCCCCCAAGGCATCGCGCAGCAAAGCACTCATCAAGCTCGCCCCGCTAGCAAAGTACCGTAGAATTCTGACAGGCTTTCCTGTCACCCAATCCCCGCTCGATCTGTGGTCGCAGTGCCGATTTCTGGACGGAAATCTTTTGGGCGATTGCGGCAACAACTTTTTCCAGTTCCAATATCGCTACGCGATCATGAACAAGCGGACGATGGGCGCACACTCATTTAATCAGATCGTCGGTTACAGAAATCTTGATGAACTCTCCGACAAGCTTAAAGTCTTTTCAAGCCGCGTTATGAAAGACGATTGCCTGGATTTACCTAGCAAAATCTACACCCAGCGAACCGTCGCAATGACCCCTGACCAAGAACGTATATACAACGACCTCAAGAAATACGCGCTCGCGCACATCGAAGACCAGGAATACATGACCGCAACGAACGTCATGACCCAGCTCCTCCGGTTGCAGCAAGTCCTGTCCGGCCACACCAAATCCGACGGAGGTGAGATGATTGAAATCAAGGACAATCGTCTCAACGAGATGATGGAATGTCTCGCGGAAACGGACGAAAAGGCAATTATATGGTCAAGATTTCGCTATGACGTTAAGCGGATATCTGCCGCTCTAGCCAAGGAACACGGTCCACGGTCCGTGGTAACCTATTTTGGAGACACTTCCGACGACGGGCGGGCAGAAGCTATCGAGCGTTTCCAAAACGGTGATGCCAGATTTTTCGTTGGCAACCCGCAAACGGGCGGGTACGGGATTACGCTGACCGCAGCGACTCTGGTTATATATTTCGCGAACAGTTTTGACCTCGCGGTGAGGATGCAGTCGGAAGACCGGGCGCATCGCATCGGACAAAACAAACACGTCACATACATAGATTTAATTGCAGAGGGGACAATCGACGAACAGATCGTCAAGTCTCTCCGCAGTAAAATGGACATCGCCAGCGTGGTGATGGGAGAAGAACTTAAACAGTGGTTAAATTAGGAGAAAATCATGCCTGACATACGAAAATACAAGAGCGTTGCAGTAGCCATCCCGACTTGGGAAAAACTTTGGAAGTTAGCAAACAAAAATCACCGATCCCCGGCGCAGCAGATTGCTTTTTTAGTTGATGCATCGGAGAACACACCAAGCGACACCGAGCTTCTCCGGCTTTTCAAAGGCTGAGAATTAAAAAACCCCGCTCTTGGAGCGGGGGTTAAATATTCCTGAGAACCCAAGCCTAAGCCCCCAAGGGAAAGAATGGAAAAAGGAGCTAACCATCCTTATCCCGCAGCATACTCCTGTGCTAAAGTAATAGCTATCGATTGTCAGGAACACTGAGGAGGTCTTTATGGCTAAAGCAAAAAAAGCAAAAAAGGCAACAGAAACAATGCGGGAAGTGCGTCAAGAGGCCGACGAAAAGTGGGCGGGATGGCGCGGCTTTCTCCGGCGCAATCCACTGACGGGCTCATGGATTTCGATGGGTGTCGGTGCTGTGATCGGCGCGTTCGCAATCTGGATTTTGTGAGGTGCTTGGCTCAATTGTAGGCACTTTGGTCGGCCCAGTGACGGGCCTGCTGGACAAAGTGATAGAAGATAAAGATGCGAAGAATAAGCTCGCACATGAGATTGCGACGATGGCGGATAGAGCCGCCGCAGCTAACGCGCTCGCTCAAATTGAACTAAACACGGCGGATGCTAAGGGCAACTGGTTTCAATCGTCCTGGCGTCCATTATGCGGCTACGTTTGTGTGAGCGGCCTCGCTGTTAACTTCCTTGTCTCCCCTATTGCTTCTG